ATGAACATTTATGATACTGAACCCAAACAAATCAAAGAAGCCATAAAAGAAAGCCTTCAAAGAAAATTCAAAGTTAACATAAGCTGGTATGATATTGAAAGTATCTATTATGATTTGTATGTGAAACCTCAACTAAAAAGATTAACCCAAGAATTAGATAAATTAATAGCTGTGAACTAACAGCTATTTTTTTTTATATTTATGGAAAATTTTAATATGGTTCTGCATACAACATTAACAACAGATTTTAGTCAAGAACTAAAACACATCATTTGGGTTAATCAAGTTCCTTTTACTGGTGATGCAAAGTATTATGTTGCAGTAATCGTAAATAGTTCTGTAATGCTTCAACAATTTGAGAATACCGATTATGAAAGTTTGATTAATGAAATCAGAACTTACTTGAATAAATTTAATCCATTGAAAATTGAAGTATCTGTAAAAATAAATAATGAATCTTTATCAGTTGATAAAATACTTTATGCACATACAACCCTTAGTTTAAAATTATTATGATTGAAAGCTTTGAACATTCAAATGATAACCCAATTATTTCAATTGTAGTTTCAACCGTACAAACAGATAAGAAGTTTAACCCAGCCATAAACGCATTGGTTACAAATAAGACTAGCAAAATAATTAAAATAAAATTCAATGAAGTTTATTTTGTAAGTCATAACAAGATTCAAAGGGATATTCACAACGGTTATTATTTAAGTCAACCAATTGAAATCCTTCCAAATGTATCAAAGAATATCACATACAACTTATCCAACGTTAATGATAGGGATTATCGCTTTAATCCAATGGATTTAATTATCACAACATTCACCATTGATGGAAACAAATATTCATTAGGTATCAGGATTGGGAACGCAAAAGATTTAACCAGCACCCCAATTCTTCAACCGACAACACCCAATATAAAAAAGAAAGAACCAAAGTGGCAATTAGGATGTTTAGTAATTTTCTTAATTTTTGTTTTTTATATGGTTTTAGCATACCTATTTAGAAATTATAAAGGAGTTTGATATTAGATTTAAAATTAAATAAGGGTAACTAATCGTTACCCTTGTTGTTTAATATCTCTTTCAACTTCTTAATGGTATTCATACTGCAATTACCAAGCTTTGCCAGATTCCTAAGGCTCATTTTAGGATTCATTTTAATGGCTTTTACAGCGACTTTATACTTTTCCAATACTTGTTCATCAGTTTCAGTAGTTCCCTTAACCCTACCAAGATAAACCGTACCCTTTGCCTTAGCCAATTTTATCCCTTGTTCCTGATTTTCAAGTATGCTTTCCCTTGTCATTTCCGATAAATTGGCAAGTATATCTGTTATCATCTTGAATGATGGGTTTGCTTTGCCATTGGGTAATATTGATTCAATCCCTAGGTTATCAATCTTAACCGTTACACCCTTTTCTTTAAAGTAATCCAACGTCCTTTGTATATCCATTGCAGAACGCCCCAATCGGTCAAGTTGGGATGTTGATACATAGTTTACCTTACCAGCTTCAATTGCTTCAATTAGCTTTAACCCAGATGGTCTTTTATTAAATGGTGTTGACCCTGTTATGGTATCTGTAAATATCAATTCATCTGGTTTGGCTTGTGCATCTTGTCTATCTGTTTTTTGCCCTTTGTTAAGGGTGCTGATTCTAATATACCGTGCTTTCATATCTTTTAGAATTGGGTTAATGTGATTTGATAAATACCATCCCGATAAATTAAATTACCTACTTTGGAATTTGATTTTATAGCTTGTTTATAAGCATATAAATAAATTGATTGTTCTGGTGTTTCATTGTTAAAAATGAAATAAGTGGTTTCACCATCAACATAAGATTCAATTAAATTTTTCATATCATAAATAGTTTAAGATGTTAAATAATTGGAAGGGTGCATTTAACTCAAACTACTTAGTTATTAAAATTTATAATCATCTAATTTTTCAATATCCAAATCAATCAATTCTTGAAGCTGGTCAAAGTAAACTTCGTGTTGCTCCTTTTTGATTGTTTTATTACCTTCTAATAAGTAATAGCTGTAAGTATCATTCCAAGCTAAAACTATTAGTAACCATCCCTTGTGATGGTGTCCGTTAACCTTCATCAGTAAACCTTTATTCTTAAAGTTTATCTTTTGTTCAACACCCCAACTCATATAAATTGAAGTGTTTGTGTGAATCAATAATTTGATGGTTTCACTAGTATCAAATTCACGTTGTAATAAATCTTCGATATTATCGAAATTTTTATTTAACTTTGTCATATATGTAAATGTATTTAGTTCATTTGAGTTAAATGCTTTAAAAGTGGTGTTCCTAGCACCACTTTTTTATTTTACCCTTCCAATATTTCAAATAACTTTTGTTGGTCAATTCCAACACAACAAATATAGTTAGAATAAATTTACTGTGCAAATTTAGGGTGGTATATTTTGCACATTTTTTTTATTATATTTTACTGGGATTTTTGATAACGGAAATGTGCAAGGTTAGAGTAAACTCTATTTCTGCACAATCCTATCATAAAGAAATCTCTTTATTAATAACTTCTGGCTTTATGTTTTTGGTTGATTCAATATTTACCCTTAATTTTGCAAAGTAATTCTTACTAATGGATTTGATGGTGGAATTTTTCAGGATTTCGATTTCTTTGCGTGGGTTGGCTATTCTAATCCGATATTATTTGGATAATCTTTTTTTAAAAACAACGTAATAAATTGAATTAATCTTTACACCTTGGTGTAAAGTTTGTGCTTACTTTCCTTCCCAATAATTTCTTAAAATAGTATAATTTCCCTTGCGACCACTAATAAACAGAATATTAACTAGCTGATTATCATATTATTAAGCAGTTTATTTTAAAGTAGGAAAAATATTAATCGTTGTTAAAAACTATCCCCGATTGTGAATAAGTTTGACTTTCATTTACCAATATGAATTGCAATCTTTGTAGTTGAAATTAAAAGACCAGCGGTCACTGGTCTTTTGAGATTGTTATTAGAACCTCCGATTAGGATTCTAAATGTTTTTAGGTCTTTGACTTTCTTGATAAATTAACAAATATGCTGGACATATTTATAACCTCTAAATTACAAAAACAATGATTAATGATTTAGATTGTCCCCCAGATGGATACACATACATTTTCAGAAAATGTATTCATCGTAATGGAAAGAGAATCTGCAAAAAAGTCGGCTGTTTCAGATTTCTAGTAAAAATCTAATGACGACGTAATTTTCTCAAACTTGTTTTAAGGACTTCAATTTTGAAGTCGCTTACTGAACTTTAAATGAAGCCCTATAATCGGATAGGGCTTTCATTATTTTTATACTTATTGTACCCTACAAAAATAGGAGTATTATATAAATTTCAGTACTATTTTGGTGCCAAATTATCAACACAAATCCTAATTTATATTCATTCTAAATTACTTTATAAGTACTTAATCTTATTATACTTACACTGAATAAATTTATGAATTCACGAATGTTTTGCACAAAAATGAACGTATTCTAAACACTTTTTTTTATATTTTTAATATATATTAATTTGTATTAACATTATATTTTAATATACCAAGATTATATTGAAATGTAAGAATTTAGGAATGTTTTAGATTATCAACTTTTCCATATTATAGATAATTTGTTCAATTCTTTTTGGTGATAATTCAAATGTATCTGCTAGTATAAGATGTTTAACTTCTTTTGTAACACCATCATCATTCATTGCTACATAAGTTTCATATATTTCTATGTCTCGGTTTACTTGATAAGATAAGATTCCGTTCTTGATGAATTGAAATATGATGTTTGTATTGTTTTTTAATAGTTTATATCTATTCATTTAGTTGGTGTTTGATAATCTTGTTATTTTGAATGGTACAAATTCTTTAAGTACTTTGGTTTGGTTTCCCATTGTTGTTTTTGGTGCAAGCTTTTTGATTGTGGTGTAATACGTATCAAAATCTAATCTTACTGTCATATACTTATTATCGGTAAAAAAGAAGAAAAGGAAAGGGATGTGATTGGTTTCTTTTGCAATCCTAAGAATATTATCAACCTTATCTTTTTCAATGTATGTTGTTGTGTACATATCGCTGGTGATATTTCTATTCTTAACTTCAAATACGATTTCTTTTCTGGTTCTGGTGGTTGCTGTATAGTACCCTTCTTCCCTATCATATCCTTTGGCTGGTGTGAATATGTAACTATCAACACCGTTATCAATAAACAATTGGGTCATCAACATTCTTTCTGTATCGCTGGCTTTGTGAAAATCATCCATCATCATTAATTCAATTTAAGTTTAAGTTTGCTTATTGCATTCCTTTTAACTTGAATCACATACTGTCTTGAAATCTTCATCAGCTTTGCAATATCAATTGATTTCATTGGTTGGGGTCTGTCAATTCCAAAGTACAATGTGATTACCTTTTGTTCATTTTCGGTTAGCTTATCCATTTCATTTTTGATTTTCTGGATAAGGTCATCTTTGGTTTCTTCATTTGAATCATCTTCAATATTTTCATTTTCATCAAAGGATTCCATTATCATTTTTGATTTGAAATAGAAATCAATTTGTGGCTTTGGTATGTTAAGTTCTTCTAATTGGTATCTTTCAATTTCACTTTCTGATTCTTGGTTGATGGTTTGGATTAATCTAATTAGTTTTTCATTTTCCTTTACACTTCCAACTGGTAATTTGATTGTATTCATTATTTTAATAATGGCTTCAGATATATTCTTTTTAACCCATATCGACAAGAAGTAAGTGAACTTGATATTTAGATTTGGGTTGAAATTTTCCACGGCATTTTTAACTGCTAGTGTTCCTTCTGCAATTAAATCATCTTCATCAATTAGTTCAATGTTGTTGATATAGTTAGAATATTTCTTTACAAAAAAGATGATAAGCTTTAGATTGGATTCAATAATGGTTGATAGTTTGTTTGTATCACCAGCTTTGTATTGTTCAATCAGTTCCAAGATTTCATCTTCTGGAAGTACTTTTAATTTACTGACTTCATTATAAAGTGTTTTGTTCATTCTGGTTCATATCTACATCTTTGTTATCATCCTGATTGGAATCTTTCTTTTTGTTTTTTATTTGGTGCATTTTGATAAGCAGTTCATTCAAAAGTTCATCCAAGTGTTTTTTCTTTTTCTTCATTGTTAAATTCATTTACTAATAAATATCTGGGGTTTTTGAAAAGTTCGGATTTCATCAAAAAAAATGTGAATCTTTTTTTGATTCACATTTCTTGATTTAGAAATTGGCATAAGATTCATAAACCTTAACCCTATTATCTACTGAATTTATTTCTTGTACACTTACAACTGGTGCTGGCAAATTTGCATTGGCTTGTGCCATTAGATTAGCCATTTCAATTGTATCTAGTTTAACACCGCCTTGTGTACCTAAGTTGGTATTACCACCAACAAAACCACCACCAGCAAAACTTGGTACACCAATCGATTTAAAGAAGTTAACACCACCCGCACGCCTTTGTTGTTCCGAATTAAGTATAACTTCACCTTGTTTAACATACGCTAGTGTATCATCACCATTTGATAATGGTACAGATAGGTTTGCACCGTTATCAATGACCCCACTACCCAATGAAGGTACTTGACCACCATCAGCATAAGATGGTACTTTGGTTGATGTGATTTTCTTAACCGCTCCAAGTCCACTTGCAAGTACAACACCAGTTGATATTACCTTAGCAATTGTTGCATAAGGTTCTGGTAATGCTGAATCACTAGCCCAAACTTGGGTTATACCTTCGTATGTATTCATTGTAGCTTGTGCAATACCAGCTGCTTTACCAGCAGCCGTTTGTTCACCAAGTAGTTTTGCCACATCACCAAAGGTTTGTGAAGCTTGTTGACGTTTTGCAGATTCTTTTGCTTCAAATATTTTGGTTTGAACCAATGCATATTTTTGTTCAATAAGTGAAGTATCAGCACCAGTTTTTTCAGCATTCTTTATTTCTTGTTCATACTTGATTCTTTCACGTTCCAATTCCAAATCAAAATCATTGGTGAATTTTTCTTCATCCAAGATTCTTTGGTTTTCCAAATCAATTACTTCCTGTTCTTTCTTGGCTTCATCCCTTATTTTTTGGGCTTCTTCATCTCTAATTCTTTGTGCTTCTTTAACAGCTGTAATTGCATCTTGATATTGTTGTTCATTGATTATACCTTGTTCAAGTCTCAAAGCTTGAAACTCACTTTCTTTGATTGCTAATTCATTGCTTTCATCCAATTTGGCTTGTAGCTTTTCTTGGGTAAAGAATGTATCATCAGCTTTTCTTTGTTCAAGATTTGCTTTGTAGATGTCCAATTCTCTTTGTGCATTTTGAACGGTGGCATCAACTTGTTTTAATGCAAACTCATTGGTGATTCTAAGCTTTTCAGCTTCATACGCTGTTTTAGATATTTTGCCAGCATCAAATTCTTTCTTTAAAACTGCCAGCCTTTTCTTTGAAAGTTCTTCTTCAAATTTCAATTCATCTTCAAGTGCTTTTTTCTTGATACCTTGTGATTGAATGTATAATTCAATTTCATCTTTGCTTTTTTGAATAGCATCATCCAATGCTTTTTGTCTAAGTTCTTTTGCTTTGTCGTTTGCTTCTTTTTGAAGTGAAGTTCTGTTTACAAGTTGTTCAGATTCTTGACCAGTAATTCTTTCTTGAATATCTGCAATTTGTGTAAGGGCTTCGGCTTGTGCATCCAATGTAGCTTTGGTTGAACCTTCTGCTTTTATTCTAAGGTTAGCCACGTTTAAAGCCGTTTGTGCAATTGCCAATTCATCTTTCAATTGATTTTTTAAAACAACACCCAATTCATCATTTGCTTTGATACGTTCCGCAATTGTTTTATTTTCATCATCCCTAATTTGTCTTAGCTTTTCAGCATCCTTTTGATATTCCAATTGGGTAATTCTGGATTTTCTTTGTGCTTCTTCCAATTCAATTTCAGCTTTTGCCAAATCTTGTGCATCCTTAACCCCAGCTTTGATTTCATTGGTGAACCCTTTAACAGATTCACTAGCTTTATCAAATCCAAGAAATGCTAATCCATCTGCAAGTAACCCCATTGTTTTTTCAGCAACTGCACCAGCCAATTCAAATCCCATTACGATACCATCAATCAAATATTTACCAAGTGGTTCAAGGGCTTTAAGTACTGTGTTAATAATTCCTGTTACTGTTGCAAATGAAACCCTAAGTTTATTGGTAGCTTCTTCACTTCTATTCATTGCATTTTTGATAAGAGCAAAAGCACCAACAAGTAAAGCCAGTACAGCACCAATTGGTGTTGCAATAAATGCTAGTGATGCTTTGGTTACACCAGCCAAACCAGTTGTCATTCCTTTTGCTGATGTGGTAAGAAGATTACCAGCACCACCAGCTTCTTTGCTTCTTTCAATGAAACCACTTATCCCACCGTTTAATGGGTTGATGTTTGAAAGTGCATCTTGAATTTGATTTGAGTAATCACCAATTGAAATCTTTTGTTGTTCATAAGCTGAAACAGATTCTTTTATCTTGGCATTGTTTTCATCCAATTTGGCATTCAATGCATTCAAAGCGGTTACACCTTCTGCTGTTGAAAGATTAACTTGGTTTCTAAGTGCTAGTAATTGGGTGTTGTTGTTTCTTAGTTCTTCAACCGTATTGTTTTCTTTTGCGATTGCAGATGCAATTGCTTCTGTGGCATTTGCAAATGAATTGTTTGCGGTTGTTAATTGAGAAACCAGATTTTTTTGCTGGGTGTAAGCTGTACCCAATCTTTTAAGTTCAACTTCATTTTTAACAAATGAATCTGATGTACTTTTATTATCGGCTGTCAATTGCTTTTGAGCCGTTTTAAGTTTATCAATTTCTGCTTTTGTTTGAGCAAGCTTTGCAATTAAAGCTTGGGTGTTTATGTCCAATTGTAGGACTTCAACTTTTTCTGCCATTCTATTCCATAGTATTATTTTTAAATGTTATTCATCATCACCACCATAATAGGTTGGGAAGAAATCAACTTTGATTAATTCAACTTTAGTGATTGTATTTTTTTGGTAGCCATTGATTTTATTTACAATGAAGTAAGCACCCAATTGTTCAACATAGTACAGTTTCCTGAAATCAAAATTTGCCACATCAATAGGTTTCAAATAAAAGTTTGCTGTAATTACTTTACACTTATTCAGAATCTTTGATAAATCAGAATAATAGTTTGTTACGATTTCAGTAAATGAAAGTCTATCAAATGATTCAACTGGTGCTGTTGTTATTGTTGTGGTTGCTCCAAGTGTTTCACTTCCCAATAATAGGGGTGCGAAAATGATTTGTTTTTTCTTTAAGAAATAGAATCGTTTATCTAGTGATTTGTATTTGATTTCCTGTTGACCATCATCCTTTTCAGTTACTTCTTTATTCCAAAGCTTGTAAGTGTTTTGGGCTATATCAATTGGAAGTGTGAATGATGGTTCAAATTCTGGGGCGTAAATACTTGATTTAATTACATCTTTTGTTTCTGCAATGTTTACGTTTTCCACATTGAAAGAACCATCCTTATGTGTATTTTCAGAATCATTGTATTTGTATCTGAAAAAATTGGTTTGTGCATAGTTGGAATAAATATACTTTTCACTATCAACCCCAATGAAATGTTTTAGAACTTGGTTATCAATTTCAGGATAGTTAACTCTTTCTGACAAGGTCAAAAATTGATAGTCATTGATTACTTTATCTTTAAATATTGTAAGTCCGAACCTCCAAACTATTTCATTGATAAAATCTTTAATCTTGAAATCTTTTAACTCATTTGTGAATGAAATATCAAATCCATCAATTTGAAAAATTTTTATTTTAATTGGTGCTGATGATGATTCTTGAACGTATCTTAAATTTTTACCGTCGTTTCTTCTAAGTATCAAACAAAATGATTCACCAGCTAAACAGTTAAAGTTGATGGTACTATCTAAATCGTAAAATGTTGAATAATCACCACCAATATTTTCTTTTATAAGTTGTACTGGTGTTACTTCATTTGCTGTTAATCCAATGCTATTTTTAGCAAGCCATAAATCACAACGAATACCAGCCAAGCTTCCATCATTACCAGTAGGTGAAATCCTTCCAGTTATTTCAATTTTATATGTTCCTTCATTGGTTGGTGTGAAATGTCTGGATGATGTAATTGTACCCAAGTCATTAAGGATATTACCTTGTTCAAAAAAATACAATGAAGTAATACCAGCAAACGTATCAACGAATGATTCAAATCTGGTTGTTTCGGAATCATACTTTAAAGTTGAATTACCTTCAGATAAAACACCTTTTGGAAATGTCATCCAAAGATTTGTGAAATCTTCATTCTCAAAAATATCCCCTGAATAAGTTGAATTGTATTTATCAAAGATTTTATCCCAAAGGAATGGAACATTAACACTTGGAATCAAATAATCTGTATTGATTGTTGTTCCAGAACTTTCATTCAAATATGTTGCTTTCCCATTATAATCAGCAAGTATATAAGTGTATGGTGTATCACCAGACCAACTATTTGTGATTGTGGGTAAGTCCTTTTGATGATTTAGTTCAGTTAAATCAATATCTTCAAATGTTCTGTTTTCAATTGCCTTGTAAAAATCAATCAACCCATCATAAACATTCACTTTGTAATCATCAGATGTTTCATTGATTACCGCCCAACCCTCAAAAATCAAACAATCATTATCAATAAAGTAGTTAACCGTATTTTTTTGGTACGGTACATTACTATTATTTCCAACCACTCCCAAGTAATCAAAGATTTTGATGTTGTTTGGGGTCTTTGGGATGTCGATTGTTCTGGTAAAGTGGGCTTGTCTATTATCTACACTCGCAATATCATTTACTTGCCTAGTTAGACTTATTTTTGAATTTGGTGATAGTTCGACAAGTTGACCATTAATGTATAATCTTTCTTCATTCATTAATAGGTTATGGTGTTAATAGCTGGCTTTTCAATCACAATTGAAAGCTTATTTTGTGAATCTCGATTCTCATAATTGTATGTACCATCTGCTAAACCAACACCAATGAAATTGAATTCATTCTGTTGGATAAATGGTACTTCATTTATGTACATTTCGACGTGAGGTGATTTAACTAAATCAAGTAAGTATTCCTTTTCTTTGGTTTCATATCTGGTTGTTAACTGAATGGTTTCTGATGCCGTTTTACCTAAGCTTTCTGATGTGCTGGTAATGTTTTGTAAATTATCCCACTTGCCATTGATAACACCAATCTCTTTTGTTTTTATTGAGTTCTTGTTATTCTTATCGAATAACCAATAAGAGTAACCACCAGATTGTGAATACCATTTAATATAAACACCACACTTAGATTCAACCTTTTTGATATTGATATTGGCAATGAAAGAATCATTGACCCATAATTCCAACTTGTTCAAATTAGATGAAAGAATCATCACATCATCAAATGTTACATTGTTTGCACCATCAGATAGGAAAATCCTTTTAACCTCTGATGTACTTGCTGTAAATGCGTTTGAAAACATCAAAGTGTTTGAATTTCTAAATTGAAATGTATCACCTGACATTATACCTTGTACGGAAAAATCAAATGGATAACCTTCAAAATAAGTTACATCAAAATCAATATTGTTTTTAGTTGGAAGAAGTACCCTAACATTGTTTGTATTTGAATAATACTTTTGATTGTAGAATGGTAATTGTTCAACCGATTTCAAGAATTTATACTTTGCAATGGTTGCACTTCCAATTTCATCATTGTATGTTAATATTTGTGGTTCAATTATCAATTCAAGATTATCATCATAAATAAAGTTACCACCAGATAAATCTGGAAGTATTGAATCTTTGAATCCATTTGGATTAATCAATGTGGTCACAATGTCCTTAAAGTTGAACTTGAAAGTATTATCAAATGGATAAACGGAAAAGGTATGACCACCAACAATAACATCAGATTTGGTTGTACCAGTTAAAACCGATTGATATTTGATGATTGAATTGTTGTAAGCTGGATTTGATATTGAATTCAAATCTTCCAAGAAAATAATTCCATTTTCAAATCCATTTGAAAATTCAATCAATATGTAGTCTGGTTCATCTTCAACTTCATCAATGGTTATTGTTTCAATTGTGCTGTTATAATTGTATTTTAAAACAACAGAATCATCTTCAATTACATATTCAATATCTGAATTGATATTGAAAGAATTAAGGTTGGAATAAGTGTTTGATATTGTATTTGCTGATGTTGCTCCAATTAGAATTTCATCATCATCCAAATCACCACCACCAAATATTGAAGTGAATGAACCACCTATAATAATATCATCACTAGATGTTACTGATATTGTATTCACCGTGTTATTAATTATTGTAGTATTCTTTACAACTCCATCACTATCCAACACTATTAATCTATTGGATTCAATTAAATTATAATTCAAGAAACGACCACCAATAAATATATCACCAGTATCACCAAAAGCAATTGAATTTGTTTCATCATCAAATCCACTTCCAAAAAAAACATCAGTATTAACTGTTCCATTGGTATTTAATGAAATTATTCTATTTGTGTTGTTACCGTTAAAGCTTGTATAATTTCCAGTTACATATATTTTATCATCATTTGGATTAATCTTAACCCTTGTAACTGTTCCATTAAAACCAGTTCCAAGATTGGTTAAGAAAGTATTATCAATACCACCAGTTGAATTTAATTTTACAACTCTTCTTATATTGGTAAAGTTTCCATTATAAACAGTAAACTCACCACCAATTAAATAACTGTTATCTGGATTTACACAAATTGAATTAACGATATTACCGAAACCAGTACCAACATTAAATGTATTATCAATTGTACCATTTGAATTAAGTCTAACTATTCTATTTCTACTATTGTTGTTGAAATTTGTAAATCCACCACCAACTAATATTTTCCCATTACCATCAACAGCAACTGAAAATACTGAATTGTTGAATCCTTTATTGCTAGCAGCACTCATTATATTGTTGTTGAAAGTGGTATCATTTGTTCCATCAGCATTTAATCTAACCAAACGATTAACATTTGCACCGTTAAAATTTGTAAATGAACCACCCAATAGAATTTTTCCATCAGATTGAACAGCAACACATAGAACAGCCAAATTAGCACCACCACCAAAAACTGTATTGATAGTTCCGTTTGATTGTAATCTTACTGCTCTGTTTACACCAAAAACACCGTATGTTGTGAAGTTACCAACAACAATGATATTACCATCATCTTGTACAGCTGTATCGAAAACAGTACCATTGAATGAACTGAAAAAAGAGTTATCCAAACCTAAATTTGGATTCAATTTTGCAATTCGATTTACAACAGCTAATGTTGAAAATTTATAAGTTTTATCAACCACATCACCACCAGAATTGAAAGTGATTGGAATATCATTTTTTAGTAATTTGAATTTGAAATTATGTTCATCAATTGGATTTTGAAGAAATTTAATTTTTACTGTTGCAATCATTTATCATTGACCATTTTCTTTATCGTTATTTTAACCTCATTTATAAATGCACTTACATTTATTGATTGGATTTTATCAAATATTTCTTGAATTCTTTGAGGTGTTATTACCATATCATAAATATGAAGATGGTTTTCTTTGTTAGTTCCTTCCCTTGCAATCTTTCTGGCAATCAAATAAGCCAATGATGAAATTTTTAGTTTGGATTCAATAGGGCTAATCCCTTTGGCAATTATCCAATCTTCAATTGCTTTTATTGGTGGTTGTTTCCCAGCCCTTCTTCCAGCCAAATAAACATAACCAGATAGTGTTGCTGAATTGGATTCATACTTTAATTCCAAACCGTTTTCAAATTCACCAGTTGTTCTTTTATTGGAAGCATTATAAACAGCTATTATATCAGCTTTAAGGGCTTCCATTTCCAGTTTGATTATCTTATCATTTTCTTCTGAATTCATTAATAAGATTCATTTACAGAATATGTTATTAATACACCATCAACATTGTAATCAAAAAGATTAATCACTTCCATTGATTTGAAATTCAAGATTTCAAAATCTTCACAAACCATTGCATTTTTTAGGATTTCACCAGCTTTTTGAATTAGTGGTTGGATATGGTTTTCATATTTATCAAGATAGGTTTCATCCAAATCTGAACTAACCAAAATCATAAGCTTTCCTGAAAAGGTTTTTTGTTCATTTCCAGAATCGGAAAACTTTGATGATATTTCAATTGGTTCAGCAAACAGATAGATTTTATCAGTTTCCATATCATCATTTAGGTTCAGATAATCTTTTCTTCCATAGTCAAAAATCCAATCGTTATCTTGTGCTAGTTCTTTTAAAAATTCATACATTATTGTTTAAGTTGTTTTCTTTTCAATTCAGCTATTTCCGACTGAATTTTATTCTTAACCATATCCATTTTTAACTTGGTAAATACGGTTGTATAGGGTAACTTTTGGATTGCATCCCATTTGGTTACATCATCATTGGCAAGTGAATTGATTGTGTTTAACACTCCGAACCTTGCCATTCTTTCTTTGGCTTGTACCATTTCTTGATGTATGTCAACTATTCCATCTTCATCATCAATTAATTCATTCACTTCCCAATTGCTTATTTCAAGTAATTCTTGTTTGATAAAAGAAAAGATTCCATAAAATTGAATGATTCCAAGATTCAATATTTGCTTTTCATTTAATTCACTTACCATTTTAAAAATCTCAATAAGACTGTTTAGTTCAGGTTCATTTATAAGGTTTCTGATTAGTGTTACATCACCAAATGATAAATCCTTTACCGATTTAATTTTCAATCTTTTTGGCTTTCTATTCCACCATTTAGATGTTGGATTTTTAATTTCTTTTAGTGGATTCAAATTTTCAAGAAGCACCAAATAATTCAGGATTTCATCAACATCTGATAACCTCAAAAAATCTTTTAATTTGTAATTGATTATCTTTTCCATCTAAGGGTAAAATGATTTGCTTTTTTATTAAATTTCATCATATAGAAATATCTACAACTGTCTAATCCGTGATTGTAGTCATCAATTGGGATTGATAATACTTTACCATCTTTATCAGTAGCCCAAACATAGTTTTGAAGTTCTTTGATTAAATTGATACTTCTTTTGGTTACTTTGAATGGTTGTTCTTGGATAAGCTGAATTCCATAGTTTATTGAATCCCTTCCTTTTTCAACTGGCAAAACCGATATTCCAAAATATCTTAGTTCTGCAATCGTTTTTGGTTCTGCTGAATCAGCATATATTAAACCATTTATTGCATTGCTTTGTTTGATTTTGCTGGCAATTTGAGAATTGAATAATCCAGTTTCATATATAACTTCATCCCAAATAATTTCACCATTATATCTATATATTGATATTAAACTGGTTGGGTCAACAGTAAACCCAAAATCCATCCCAGAACCCAATAATTGTGCATTGGCTGGTAGTTCATCAATGATTGTCCAATCTTTATAAACTGCTCCAGTTTGAATTCCTAATTGACCCAAACCCATTACTTTCCAACGGTTAGCCCAATATTCAGATGTTTCACCTTTCTTTTCCCAGCTTTCAATTTCACTTTTGATTTTGGAATCCAAGAACTCATTATCTTGAAAAGTTAGAATCACAAAATCAACATTATCATTACCGATTAATTCAGTATGTGCATAGAACGGTGCAGTTGGGTTAAAGTCAATGAACGTGAACTTTTTGGTTCTTACATTTAATTCTTGGAATGCTTCAAAGCTTATGTTGTTTGCCTCATTTACAAACAGAATATCCCTTCTTGAACCTCTTAATTTTGAATGGTCTTCAGCTGAAAAGAATTCAAAAGTTGAATCATTTAGTTTATAGGTTCTATCTGTTTTGTTGTGGTTGTTTTCATCATACAAATCCATTGATTTGAGTATGTGAAAGAAATCTTTTTCAGCACCTCTTTTTAACACTGGTAAACTACTTGCAACAATTGATATTAATAGTTCACGTTTAAGTGAATAATAGATTAGATATTGAAGGATGGAATATGTTTTACCAGCTGATGTTCCACCTTGTACAACCCTTATTGGTTTGTTCAATCCAGCTATCTTGTTGAATGCTGTACTTGGTGTAATGGTCATTAAAAATCATAATTTTCATCTTTGTTATCATCTGAAGAAATTGGTATTCTAATTGGTTTGATTTCTTCAAAATCTATGTTTATGATATTGTCAATCAGTTTGGCTTGTTCATCTGTTGATGCTGTGATTTGGATAATTGCAGATTGTTCATTTCTGTTGATATTTTCAGAAATTCTTTTAAGATTCCATTCAGCAAATTTTCTTTCCATTATCCAAGCGTACCTTTGCCAATTCTTATCATCATCAATCATTTTCTTTGATAGAAATTGTTTTTGTTTGATAAGGGCGTGGTGTACTAATTCAATAAATTTTTCACCAGCAACATCATCTTTATGATGTTTACCAGCTTTCCATTTTTCAAAGGTTGATTTGCAAATTCTATCTGCTTCATCAAGATTTTTATTAACTAAAAAAACAAGGTCGCTGTCAGATAAGAAAAGGATGTTTTCATTGTTCAAAACATTTTCCAATTCTTTTATCCAGTTATCTTGTTTAAAGGGTCTTCCTAATTTTTTCATACTTTAATTATACTTTGCAAATGGCTTTTTGTAAAGTATTAGCATAAAAAAAGACCAATTTATTCTTGGTCTTCTTCAACTGTTTTTTCAATTTTCCTATTTAGTCTTAACCAAAGCATTTCAACCCCTGTAAGTCCACCGTACCCTAACATAAAAGCCAGTCCATAATGTGCATTTTCAGAAAAGTTAATCCATTCAGCAACCATTGGTGTTAAATAATTTGCTGTAAAACCACCACCAAAGATTGATAGGAATCTTTGCCACCATTTGAGTTTGCTTTTTTTGTGAAGTGATGTTAAACCACCAGCTAAACCAGCGATAAAAATCGCAGTCTTGATGCCTAATGCATCTAAAAATTGTAATAAAAGGGTTAATATTGTCATTGGATTTGTTTTCATTTTTTAATCAATAAAACTGTTTATTGTTATTATAAAAAGTGGGATAGTATCACCACAATTATTGCTGGGATTACAGCTTTTAGAACATCTTGATATTTGAAATCAGTTCCTTTAAATGCTTTCATTAGCCATTTCCAGAAAATTGATAAACCACCAACAACAAAGACTGTTAAGAATAGTTGAATAGCAAAAGAAATTCCATAGAATGTGAGTGTAAGAAGATAACCGAACCCAACACCAAATATGATGTGAAGGATGGTTTTAAAATGTTTGTTATTTAGTATTTTGTTCATATTTAAGTTTATAGTTGAATTGCATTAGCATTTATAAAAATTTGGTCAATTTGGTTTTCTGTCAAGTTCAAAACTTGACCAATAAACATTACAGTTTGACTATTACGGTCAACCGTATATCCATACTCCCAGATGAAATTTACCCTTGTTTTAATTGGTTCTTCCAATGAATTCATTGCTATTATAACAGCATCATATAAATCCAATTCGTGTAAAATTATTTTAACTCTCCATAATGGCACTTCAACTGGTACTTCGAATTTTTCAACATAAGTTTCAACCCAAACATTATTTAATATTCTAGGTTTAATTAAATTATTTGGTAAATCAATCGTTGTATTGAATAACCAATTTTCAGGTAGTTCTTCTGACTTTATACCCAAGTAAAAGCCATTTATATCTATTTTATAATACATATTAAAAAGTTTTGGTTCTTGCTAATTCTAATGTTGTCATTTTACAAGAAAAATCGGTTGATGTTAATTGTGCTGTTATACTTATATAAAAATTATTTGATGGGTTACAACTTACATCACTTGCGGGATTACCACTTGTAATATCCGTGGTGGTAGTAGTTGCTGGTGCAAAAGCTCTTAGTGTTGAAGATGAATTAAAATATATATTTTGTCTTTCAAAAGCTGTGTATCTACTGTTATTTGCACCAATAACACAAGTTGCAAGTAAATTATCACTTGTATCTCCATTTACACCTACTCGAACTCTGTAAGTTGCATTTGAAACTGTTCCATCTTTTTCAGCTCCTATTCTAAATTTGAAAAAATCACCTACTGAAAAAGTACCACCAGAAATTAAAAATGAATATAGAACTGTTTCACTTGTTGCACTTGAAGAAATACCAATACCAGAACTATTTGATTTTGATATTATTACTGTTGACGAATTAAGCTTATCAGCTTTCAAATCCAATTCTGTTTTAACAGCTTGTACCGATGGATAAAGTGTATCATCAACTATGGAAAAATCAACTGCTTTATTGTTTACATCTTCTGGTGTAAATCCCAATGCATTTTCAGCACCAATTTCATCTGGTGTTGGATAAGTCATTACAGGATTTAAAGGGTCTGTATTATCCACACCATCACCAGATAAAGATTCTAAACCACCACCAATATCATCCAATGTTGCTAGTGTACCAGTTTTATCAGGAAACGTTAATACGTTTGATGAAGTTGGATTTTCAAATACTAAATCAGTTATTCCAGTTTCACCAAGAAATTGAATATTGTTATAGTGCAGATACAAAGTTTCGTTGGTTGAAGCATCAACTAATCTTATTTCATCACCACCAAATACTGCTGTTTTGTTGAATCCATCTGATAAAATAATGTTACTACCTGTTGCAAAATCACCAGTATTTAATACTTGTTGTAATGTTGGTGTAATTGTGTTTGCTGAAACCCATTGACGAGTTGCAATAATTCCACTTTCATTTGGAATGAATAATTCTCTTGATGCGGTTAATAAATCTGATTTTATACTAAAATAAACGTTATCTGAATTTCTTCCAACTGCTAAAGCTCCAACACCACCATCACAAATAAATTGATAAAATGAACCTGAATCTTGAACATAAAAAGCACCAGTATTAAAATTAATATTTGCATAACCTGATGCCCCTAAATCTTTAATATAAAGTGAATTGATGTAAGCATCTTCATTTGAAATATTACCGTTTATTAAAACTGAATCTAAAGTTGGATTTAAAAGTGTATCTAAACCATTTATGTCTTCAATTTCGTGGGTATGTGGTGATGGGTTAAATTCTGATGGAATCCCAGCCAAATCATTATAGTTTCCAGAAAATGAATTTTCTGCTGTTTGCTTAACAAAAAGGATTGGTGATAACGCATTCATCAAATCGGTTTGATTGCCAAATACTTCACCATTTACTGAAATATTAGAATAGTGGGTTGAACCCATTAACTGATATTTACTATCATAAGCGTTTATGATGGTAATTGAAGCTGAACCCGCTTTCAATGGGATAAAGTTTCTAACCAATCTAACCCCATTAAATGTAAATAAATTGCTACTGAATGTATTGATTAATACCATTAAAACGTTCTGAATTTGTATCTTCTATTGGTTGAAGAAGTGCAATTGTTATTTTTCCAGTTTGTGAAGGATTCAGAATTCAAATACATTTCAATGATTTCCCATTTTGCTGAAGCATATTGGAATTGTTGTGTACTCATATCTTTCAATGAATTTCTTTCTACTGGTTGGCTGTCATTATGTACTTTGGTTACTGAACCAAACGGTGTAAAATTGATGTTGCTTTGAATGACAAACTTTGCCATTACATAATCAGCTAAAAGTGATTTTAACCCTTCTTGATGGTAGTTTATGCCGTTTGATGTAAATGAACCACCCGACAATAAAACTTGGTAATCTGGATTATCTAAATTGTTTAATACATCAAAATAGAAATCATTTCCCAGTACTTCTTTCAATTCAGTAATTTGGGCTTCATCAATGATTTGATTTATCTTATCTTCATCAACTTTATTTTTCCCAACATCTTTAAAAGATTTGAATTCATTAACCGATATTATTTTCACTTGATACTTCTTTTTCTAGGATTGGAATGATATTCCAATTATTTTCTGGGTTTAGGGGTTTGTGGAATCTTGAAAAGATTTGTTGAAATGCATCAACAATTATTTCACGTTCTTCTTCCCTATTTTCCCAAAGGGTTTTCTTAGCTTCTTTTAATAGTTCACCAGAATTTCCAAATACTGAATCTGAATCTTGGTTCACTAAAATTGATGGAACTCCAAAGGCTTTTAAGATGTTTTTTTCAGCACTTAATTCATCAACTTGAAATGTTTTGGAATCAATATTTGATTCCAAATTTTGGATAAATATTTCTTTGCTTAAATCATCCGTTTCACCAGTTGCTTCCAACATTAAAATTCCTGATGTACCACGTAAATCAGTTAGTGTTTCTTGAAATTCATCTGCTTCTTCTTCACCACCTTGAAATGGTTTGGTTACTATAATTTTATTACCAGCAAATCCTTTTCTAAGTGAATCATTTCTAAATTCTTGTGCTTTAAATTCTGAATCCGCATCTGCTAAAACAGAATCAACATCCGAAAGTGAATACAATTCTGAAAAATCTGAATTGATATGTAAGATTTGACCTTTGTACTTTGACCAAACACCACCACAAGCATCAACTTGTGCTTGGATAATTTCAGGGTTTGGGTTGAATCTATCAATTACATCATAATCATTCTTTGAATGTTTCTTTGATTTTGAACCATCCCAATTATTGTAAACCTTGTATTTACCGTTGTAGTTATTTGAATCAGTTTTTGCAATTCTCACATCCGTTGCTGGCAGTAATTGTACTGATGTAACTTCAAATAATGAATTGTAATTGATGTGAAGAAATACGTTATTGTAATATGCAAATTCTTGATTAACCATTCTTAAAAGCTGATTAATTGTTAACCCTCTTTTGTTTACGATTAAATCGCTTTTGTTTGTAATATCCTTTGCAAATTCAAAGCCTTTTCCCGTTGCATACTTTGCATTTAGCGAAACACATTGCTTTGCTGTTGGTGATGAATTGATGATTGATTTAACAAGTGAAGGATAACAATTATCATCACCCCAATTCCAAATTCCATCAACTTCATTAAATTTTATTTTTAGTCTGTTATCGACATCGATAAGCTTTATTCTCATTTTGTGTTTTCATCAACTTCACGTTATTTTATTAGTTCTTTCCAATTTTCTGGGAAATCGGAAAAAAGTGAAATTCTATTTGGATTTACCTTTAAAAATTCAATACAAATTTCATCAGCACAATTAAGTTGTGAGATAAATTTACCCTCACCAAAATTGATTTGAAGAACTCCTATGTTGTCTCTTAATTTGAAGTTGCCGTTGGATTTCATTTCTAATTTTTCTAATCCATCAACTGATAATTTTTGATGATAAGTTGGAAATTTATCTTTGCAACTTGAACATACTTTAACCCCATAGATGAATTTGTAGAATTCAGTTAATTCCTTCTTTAAATCCTTATCTTTTGATAATACTTCAAAGGGTAATTCCAGTAAATATTTTAATCTTTCTTTGTCCATAATTTTTTTAAATAAAAAAGGTAGATAGTTGATACCATCTACCTTTAATTATACTTTATAATTGGTCTTTTGTAAACTATTTATGAAGCAAATAATGCATCAAATTTTGTTTTAGTTGTGGTGTAATCTGTTTCCAAATACACTTTGTAAGGATATGATTCACCAAAGCCTTCAACACTTGAAAGTGTGAACACATAAGAACCATCATTTTCAATTGATGAAAATGTACCTTCAGATTTTTTAAGACCCGATTCAAGTCCGAAAATCTTATAAGCGTCTTTCTGGTCAACCCCTTTGAATTTAGTTTCAACTACTACTAGGAATTCACCTTCACCTAATTCTTTGATGATTTCAGCATCAGATGCTGATTGACCAAAAACACGGCAAATAAATGAATGGTTGTAAGTGTCTAATCCATCATTTACGCTGTATGCTGATGCTGTATTACCTAATTGTTTTACCCAATTGATTGAATACCCAGTTGCACCTGACATTAAACTAAGATTGGTAACGGTTGCACCGCTTTCTGTAATAGCTGTAAAATCTAAATCACTACGATTTATGATTACTGCTTTTGTTTCTAATCCTGTTTTAGCTCTTAATGCTGGTGTACAAGAATCATAGGTGATATTTTGAGTTAATTTTTTTAAACAATCTGACATTGTATTTAAATCTGACATTGTATTTAATATGTTAATCTATATGTTATTTAAAATCTTGGGTGCTTATTACCAGCACCCAAAACTTGTATTTTTTAGTATGCTACTGAAATGAAGTAAGGTTCAAGAACTTTTGCATCTAAAGAGAAAATGTTTTCTGTATAAACTTTTCTATCTGTTTTATCATACCATACATCTAATTGTTTGAATTCACCTGAATCAAGTGTACCAACTGGGATGTTGTCTTTGATTGTGTAAACAATTCTGTTTGGAAGGTTATATTTTGTACCGTTAGTTTGATAAGCTGTGATATTTCTATCCCAGAAATCAGCAACAACGATTTCTTTTCCTCTGTAAGTCATTACACCATCGTTAACAGCTAATTGACCAACAGCATTAAGACCAGCATCTTCCAATTTATCTAAGAAGTTATCATAAACAGTTTGTGTTACGATAAACATACCATCAAGATGATTTTTCAATCTTGAATCTGATTGGTTGTAAACTTTACGCATTGCAACAAGTGCTTCACCACTTGCTAATTCTTGTGCTGAAAAAGTAGTTCCAGTATTTGAAGCTATGGTTGCTCTTTTAATATCACCAGCAGTTACACCAGCGAAAATTTGTTTCCAAATACCATCAACTGAATTGAAGTAACCTAAGTTAGTACCGTTTGTGATTGTACCACCTGAAACGACATTTTGTGCATCTTTATCACCAAACCAAGTCAATCTAAGAATGGCTTCATCCAATGCTTCTAATAATCTTGATGCTAAGAATTGAATTTCTTCACTTCCTGATACATCATATTTGTTTGTTCTTTGACCAAAAGCCTTTAAAAGGGCTGGTAAGTCAGTAACACAGTAAGGGATTCTTACTTCAATTTTGTTATTTTCCCAGTATTTTTGTGTTGCCACAATACCAGCATCTGAATCTTGTGCATCACAGCTATCACCAGATGCTAAACCTTGCATTGCCATTGAACCCAATATCAAAATTTGAGTTTTCATATCGATACCTTCAACAATGGTGTGCATTTTTGAAAGTTCAGGGTTTGCGAAAGCAGTTTCAAATATTGCTTTGCTTAATTCAGTTACTTCTTTTGGTGATAACGTTACGTTATCGAAATTAAAATTTGCCATTTATTTATTTCATTAGCTTTTTTTTATTGTTATTATTTTCTCTTAATTGAGAATGTTTTTTCATTTTTGTTTACTGCTTTGATTGCAGAATTTGGATTGGTATTTTCAACCTTAAAATCACTTCCAATTTGTTTTGCAAGTGCTTTGTTTTGTGCTTCTAAATCATTTACTTTGGCTGTTAACTCTTCCAAAACCTTTAACATCATTTCAGTTGATTCATCAATTGAATCTTCATTGTTTTGTTCTTCTTGATTTAAAGCATCGGTTGGTTCATCTGTTTGTTCTGGTTCATCACCTTCAACTGGTTCATCAGTTGGAATTTCAATTTGTGTTACGATTCCATTTTCAGCAGTAATTTTTTTTCCATCTGGTAACAAGTATTCACCATTTGCATTTTGACCGTCAACCATCATTTCATCATCAATAAATGGTTCATCTGTACTTTCTAAATTTGGAAATACTAAATCGATTCCAGTTGCATCTTGGATTACCAATTCAGCTTTTACTTTTTTTCCTGTCAACACATTTAAAATGTTGTCAAGTTTGTTCATCACTTTGTTCATTAAAGTTTCTTTTTCTTTTTCATTATGTAATTTTGCTACTGCTAATTGTGCTGGTTGAAGTGATGTTGCAAAGCCTAGATTTTTTGCTTCTTCAGCATTTAAAAATGTTTCGTTTGCTAAAAGTGAATGGATTGTGTTTTCATCGATTCCAATTGATTCTGAATAAAAATTCACCAATTCATCTTCTACATTCTTTAATCCTTTTAAGTATTCTTGGATTTGTGAATGGTTTCCTTGTGCTTCCATCCAAGGCAAGTGAATCATCAAAGCATCTTGTGCATTTTCTGGAATGATTCTTTCCTCACCAGCCATAAAAATCATTGAAGCGATTGAATAGGATTTAGTAGTGAAGGTTGTAATCTTCTTATCAAGATTTTTTAAGTAATTGTAGATGTCTTTTCCATCTTGGACATAACCACCAATTGAATCTATTTTTACAAATAATTCAGTTGCAGATGGATTTTGTTTAACTTGTTTAACTACATCCAAAAGAGTAGTTTCAACACCGATTTCACCAGTTATATAAATAGTAGCTTTCATTACTTATATATATATGGTTGTATCAAAAAAAGAATCCCTAAGAATTATTAGGGATAGTGATAATTATTTATATTTGAATAAATTTATTTAGATGAAAAACTTTATATTAGGTTTGATTATAGCTTTTTTAATTTGTGGTGGAACTTATTTTTATTTAAAAAGCGACTCTTTACAAAGTAGGGTAGAAACTTTAAAATCTGAAAATCTTTCTAAACCTCAACCCGATTTACAAAAAGCTAAAGAAGATTTTTATATTGAACAGATTAATAGAGATTCATCTCTTATACTCTTTACAGTTACAGCACTTTTTGCAATTTTAGGTGCTACGACATTTTTTAGTGTACGTAACGAGTTTGATTCAAAAATAAAAGAAATTAAAAATGATTTTCAAAGTCAAACTGATAACTATCAAGATTCAGTCAATCATTTAAAATATATTGAAAGTAGTTTAAGTTATGAAATAGCACGAAACTATCAAAAAGATTATTTACAACCATTAAATGACCAACAAAAAGCCAATCTTGCAAACATTTTAGAATTAAAAGCCAATCTTGCAAACATTTTAGAATTTACAGACCACACTCTTCTTTGTATAGAATTTTATGCTAAAAGTATATTATTAGATAATAAAAGTGGAAGCACCTTTAAAAATGCCGTTAAAAATTTGATTCATATATTAGTGGATGATTTAACCGAATTATTGGCTATTACTGAATTAAATAAAGTTACTACTAGTATAAATTATGTAAAAGTAATGAGGATTAAAGGTAATATTGAAGATTTAAATGATAAAGAATTGAACAGAAAATTATATTTAATTTACAGTTTGTTAGAATATGAAAAATTAGATTTTGATTGATTTAAATTATTACATATACATTTTCATCTTTTGGTAGCTTTGATAACTGTTTCCAATCGTTAAAACCTTTTTTTTCAAAGTGTGGTAAATCTTTAAAATTTTTCCAATCACCACCCCAAGCCCAGCCATTGTTTTTGAATATTTCAACACATTCCATCCAATCAGCTTTTTTATCATCATCCCAATCCTTAGCAACATCCCAACTTGCTGTTTTACCATCAATGATTAATACTATATCAACTGCAAATCCATAGTTATGTACCGATTGACCACCTTTTGCATTGGTTACTTTTTTTCCTTTGATTGTTCTTCCTAGTGCATATAAATCATCTTGTTCTTTGAATGTTCTTAAACCTTGGCTAATTCTTAATTTTGCTTTCCCAGTTAATAAATTATTGCAATCACATATTATTTTGCTTACTTCATCCCTAACTGATGGATGTAAAAGTTTTATTCTTTCTTCTGTTACCTTGTCAATCATTAAAATTAATACTAATCTTCACGTTATTCTTGTGGGGTTGGATTAAAAATTGAATCAGAATGTGATACATTGCTTTTGATTTGATACACTCCACCCCACCCATTTATCATAAGATTTACCGATACTTTTTTATCATCCGATTCAATCCGCTTGTAGAAATTATAAGTATGTTCAAATGGGTTAATTTCTTTCTGAACCGTTACAATCTTTTCAATTGAATCAACCCTAACAATATACTGGTTGATTGGCTTTTCAATAAATATGGTATCATATTGAATTGAAGTTTTTTCAATGATATGTGGATTTTCATCACAAACCCTTTGAACTCGAAAACTTAACCCAATCAATACACCAACCACTACTGCACATAAAACTCTTATCATTTTTATCCAATGGAAAATTATAGTTCCATTGATTGAATTATACTTCCAATTGGATGGTTTGTAAACTCAAAAATGATTAAATAAAAAAATCCGTATTGATAATACGGATTGAAGATTAGGAATAGATAAAAAGGGTTTAATCATCTATTAATTTTAAAATATCTTCTACTTCTTGTTTTGTTTCAATTTGTCTTCCACAAGATAATCGCACGTATGAACCACCTTGATACGATGCGAAAACACAAGTAATTTGATTAATAAATACATTATATTCTGTATCAGTTTTATCCGAAATTTTAATTGTTTTCATTTTAATTGATTGATAGTTAATAAACAAATTTAGCTAAATGAAAAACAAAAATTTAATATTTCAACATATTTTGATTTTGACCATATTCTGTATTTACATTCTTTCATACAGCCATATATTTTTATTAAAAGAAATATGGAAACTGGAACAACCTTTAATTACAACCGATACATTCAAAAATTGGCATCCAAATATGGAATGGATAAGTTTGATGATGACCTTAAACAAGTTGGTCATATTGGATTGCATTTGGCAAGGGAAAAATATGATGAAACCAAAGGTGATTTTCATTCATTTGCCCAATGGTATATTGTTGGTGAAATGAAAAACTGGTTGACAGCAAATTCTAGAACAATCAGAAAACCACATTCAAGAAATAATGAAGAAGAAAACAAATTTATTTCAACCAGTCAACCATTAGGAATTGATTCTGATGAAACGGTTGGTGATATGCTATTTGAGGTTGAAGAAGATAATTCATTTGATGATAATGATTTGTTGATTAGAGACCTTTTAGGACGTTATCTTGATGAATTGAAACCTTCCTATCAAGTGGTTCTAAAAATGCGATTCTATGAAGAAAAAACATTTAATGAAATATCGGATGAACTTGGAACAACCACCCAAAATATTGCTTTAAAATATAAAAATGCAATTGGGAAATTAAAAGAAAAATTTGGTTTGAATCCTGAAATGAATATCAGAACAAAAAAAATAAAACCTAGACTTTACCGAAGAAAAATTAAGGCTCTTTAAGAGCCTTTTTTTATTGGTGATGGTTTTTGTACTTTTTTAATTTTAACCAATTTTAAATAATCGATTTGTGGTGTTCCCATTTTTGATTGAAGGTGTTCAATAGCTTTTCGATGTTTAGCACGACAAGTATCACCAGAATGTATTAAATCTTCCGACATTTCATTAAATGTTTTTTCTTGATTGTATCGCATTTCTAAAATCTTTTGAACTGTAACATCCATTTTTTTAATATGATATTTTAATTTATGAATCTTGTTGAATTTATTATCATCCATTGATTCATCATAAAATTCATCTTCCATAACATCTGCAAGCGTATTTAGATTATCATCAATTGGGTTCTCAATTCCTACAACCAAAGGAAATTCCTTTTTATTTGTTTGCTTTTTAACAACACTTGTTTTCATATTTAAAAAGGTTAACATTGACCCCTTAATATATCTTTTGGCATAATTTTCAAACGGTCCAACTTCATCTTTATATCTTTGATGTGCAAGTATTAATCCAATATAACCCTCTTGTTTAAGGTCATCATCAAACTTGTTTTGACCATATTTATTTGCTAAAAGATTTATAAATCCTTTGTATTCATTTAAAATCTCATTCAT